TAACGCATCTCAAACACCTCACCCAAAGCCATATTTATCTGTTCTTCCATATGGCTGAACATTATATCAACATCAGGGCGAATGTCGTGCCAACCCTCCAAACCCCAATTGACAGCCTCATCAAGCGAAGCAGAACCAGCCCATCTGGTATCGCGTTCCTTGTCGGAAGAACGCCTATCGGTGTTAGCCTTAGCGTAAACCAACGCCTCACCCAACGACTCAAACTCGTCAATATAAACATTGTCAATCACTTGTGTAATCATAACCCCTCCATAGTTGTTTACGAAACCCAGTCTACGATTAGTACGCCCACCCACGCTGGGATGATGGATGGGCGTACACCGCCCATCCGCTATCCCTTAGCACCTCCTGATGGAATAGTGATGCCAGCCATAACCTTAGCATACTGTTCGGACTTCATACCCGAACCGAATGTCATAGGAACACACTCCTGAAAGGTGAACCCAGCGTTAAGTAACTTCGCACCGTGATAAGAGTCACGGGGCGAAATGATAACCTTTAGACCGCTAGTAGCAACATTCGTTCGTGCCTTACGAACAATCTCAAGCCAAGCACGACCAGCGTCACCATCTTGCGATAAATCGGCAACAATGCCCGACTCCATAACTTCGTCAATAGGCATATCTATCTTAACGAAACGGTTAAGTGTAGAACCGTCAATGACCTGACGACCAACATACTCCGCCGTAGCACCGTTACCGTAAGTGTTCGCTGACGCTATTGCCACGAACTTGTCGTGACGCTTAACCTTGCCATCAGGGAACATCATCCAACCGTTAGATAATGCGCTGTTAAGTGTTAGCAGAATGTTCGGGTTGGCAGCGTCAATCTCGTCCAACAAGTAAACACCACCACTCTCAAATCGCTTGCGGAAGTCCACCGATTGGTACAGCCCGTGACCATCCTTGTAGCCTTTGATTTCTGCCTTAGATGACTGCGAACAGAACGACTCAGGGCTATACTCCAACCCTAAGGCTGTAGCAATTTGTTCGGCAAGCATAGTTTTGCCAACACCAGCCGTCCCCGTAATCCACGGCGACATACCAGCATCAACAACACGCAACACCTTGTCAAACATAAAATGTGTTCGCCCCTCAATCTTACGAACATCACCATTGCTAAGCGTGATGGAAGTAACAGCAGGTCGTGACTCCGCAACAATACGAGTCAAAGCGTCAATGGACTGTTTGGTATCGGCAACGATACCACCCATAGTCTCATTCACAATCGCCTTAACCATATCAGCATTGACAGACTCACCAGCAGGCTTAATGCCCTTAAGTGCCTCAGCAATCACATCAGCAACAGCACGCTCAACACGACCCGAAACAGTAGACGGAACAGAACTTTCCGCAACAACAGGTGTAGTTGTAGGTGTAACCGTAGGTGATGGTGGTGTTGGTTTCGGTGGAACAGGTACAGTATCACTAGGTTTGCCCATAACGATATCTGTTCGGTCTGCCATCAAACTATGAGCCAAGTTCTTTAACTCGTACTGTGTGTAAGACAGCGGTGACTTGCCAACAAACTTGTGACCCAACAACCCAACAACCTTGAGGAGTGTGTTGCGGTCAAGTCGGTTGATTGAGTAATCGTAATGTCGTTCCGTTTCCAATGAATATTTAATTTTCGCTGACTTGTCTGCGCAATTAACAGACAACACAACTAATGCTTTACCACCCATAATGACCTCCCAGCCATAATAATCCACAACAACCCGTTGTTATTGTGGCAACCTCGGCAACATCTTTTTTTGACACCGCCGTACACATACCCGCAGATATGTATAGTATCACAATGGGGCTACGAACCCCATTGTGATGACCCGTTTACAAGAAACGGGCAACATTACCATAAGTAGAAGTAGAAACATTCTCCTCATTACTCAATTCCAGCAACTTGATAACATTGGACAACTCCTCCAAGTTGTAAACAAAACCGTCACCACGAGCAGGATACTCCAGCGTTGGAAACATACTATCAGGAAATGTTACCACAATGGTAAACTCAACCTTATTTTGTTTACGCTCATAATGACCAGTAGAGTTACGAACAGTAACATCACCTTTGGACAGTTGCTTAATTACTTGAGCGTTCTGTTTCTCCTCCAGTTTGTCAATGTTTTCACAAGCAATCTTGTGAACCAACTCTTCGCTAGTTGCCTTACGGTGTGACTGTTTCAGTTTTTCCAACAATTTAACTCTACTAACCTTTACCGCTACTTGCTTACTCATATCAACCTCCCAGTTGATTAAATCCGACAGCGGAATTGCTGTCGGACATCTTTTTGACACGGCTGTACCCGTACACACACATATTAGATAACAGCAACTTTGCCCAAATCTGTTTCTATAACCCCGTTCGGGAACTCTGACCAAACACCGAACCCAAGTTTCTTCGCACAATCTACACAATAATATCCTGCCCATCCATCAGGACAATTATCGCCAGCATAAACCCTAGCGGGAATACCACATTTCTGTTCACATTTAAGCAAATCTATCACACAACCTCCTTAGGTTTCTTGTACGGCTTACCATCAACCAACAAACGCTTCCGATACCCATTACCTATGTTAATCATATTGTAATACGCCACCGCTTGCGCCCAATTTTCGGTAGTAATCCTATTGTGATACTTACCCTTCGCACTCCTTGACTGTACCTGAAATACCTGACCCATCACTTGCCTACCTTTCCACAAGCCATACGAAAACGCTCAACATCAAACCTAGGATTATCGTCAATGAACAACAACTCCAACGAACGAACAATAATCTCACCAGCCTCATCTTTGCGTATCTCACCAATACTCACACTCTCACCAACATCCGCAATAATTTCGGCAATCGCCTCATAATGCCTATGCGCAAACATACCCATAATCACTCTCCTCCTTTGTTGTAAATACGACACCATTTCGGGTCAATATACTGGCAATCCTCACCACGAACAGCCAACAACACAAACCCACTATCACCGTGAAGATGAACGAGCATCATAGCATTATCAAAACGCTCATCCGCATCCTTAACAACCCACAACCCTTTCCTACCCTTAATGTACACTTCATCACCCTGCTTAAACATCACACCGCCTCCAATCTGTGTAACTGAACCTTACGAGAATACTTATTGCTATCCAACGCGTCATAAATAACCGCCTCACCCCATTGCGAAATCTCCGCAACCCTATAGGTGGACGAATACTTTATGCCCTTGTACACAACGAAACTACCAACCCTAATTTCCCTATCCATCACTCACACTCCAATCTTTGGAAACTTACCACGAACAGCGTTCCACAACGAACGGAATACGCCATCACCCCAACTCCTACTCAACCCATACAACCAAACAATACGCTTCATTACTTACCCTCCCATTTCCGTAGATAATACCCGAATACAACACACGCTAACCCATAACCCAACAACACTAACCCTAATCCGTACTCATCCATTACTCACCCTCCTTGCCGAACTTCTCCTTAAACAACTCCGAAGCATACCAAACAGCCTCATTGCGGGACAAACCGCCGTGAACCTCAGCCTCACGAACCTGCTCAAGCAACCACTTGTAACCCTCCTCAGTAAACATCACTTCCCTCCCTTAACCATCTGTCCGTGCTGATTACACGAAACTTCACGCACCTTAACGAACACCTCAACCTTACGGTCACAGCGTGGACAACAGTACACGCCTTTAGGCTGTAACTTCGCTTCCTTACCCATAATGAACCTCCCAGTCCAATTAACTATCTGCTCACGGTGAGCAATCAGGTACACGAACAGGGGAATGTTCGTGTACCCTCAACCAACCGTGACTACTTAGCCGAAACCTTAGCGTAAGTAAACCACATCATAGGCACTTCATCCTCACCAGCAGGAACACTCACGCCAACCAACGACTTGATACGGCACGACTTCACCTCACCAGCGACTGTCTTGACCTCCACAACATCACCCTCATTGACGGTGACATCCGCAGGAAACTCAACACACCAATCCTTTGCGACCCGTTGGAACAAGCCGTAAACGATAACTGTCTCTGCTACTACTTCTGCTTTCTTTGCCACAATAAGCCTCCCAGCCTTGTGTAACTCGTGGCTGTTCGTTCACGAACACCTAATGTCACAACACAATGTCGCAACCACCACTACCAACGGCATCATTGTTTGACACCGCCGTACCTGTACATATGTTGCGCCACGAACTCGGCGTAACCACTCCGTTCGCTTTAACAACTGCCATCTTTGTTTGACAACGCCGTACTCGTACACACGGCGTAACCACCGTATCACTAACAGCGTCGCTAACAACCGACAAATCTTTGTTTGACACCGCTGTACGCGTACGCATACGAAGAACTGGGTTAGCAGTAGGTCGCGTGCGCACTCGCATACGCATATGTGTGAGCAATCCCGCAAAAAATATGGGTCATAAGGCTAGTGTGTGTACGCACACGGGCATTTAACACGCGTGTACGCACACGCATAAGGGGTGGGGGGTGTGGGGGGGTACGCCCCTAGTGTCGCCATTTTTATTATACGGTACTTAGCGAGAGCAAAGAGTCTAAAACGGGGGCGGGTTTTAAACGCTGGGAACCTTATCCCATATATAGTTTTATATGATTAACAGTCCCATTTGCGCAAAGCCAATGCTTTGCGTGTTGGTCTACCTTTAGCGTCTTTCATTGGTCCTGCCATGCCACCCATTCTTGCACAGAATGATTTACGGCGTGCTGCCTTTTTAGGTGACTTTGCTGCGGCTTTAGCCGAGACAGGTGGTTTTAATGTTCCACCTGTTTGAGCCTTGTAAGAGGCACGACCTTTAGCGTTTAGTCCACCTGCTGGATTCTTGCCTTCGGCTCTTGTCCACGCTGGTGTTTTCTTTTTCTTTTTCGCTGCCATTATCTGTACCGTGAAGTTTTCTCTGCAACCTTTTTAGGTTGTTTAACAAATTGTTGACCCGACTTTATGCCTTCACGCTTCTTCTTAGTTGTGGCAGCGTATTCCGCTGCTGACAAACTTTCTATAGCCTTCTTTGGCAGGTATCTTTCACCTGTAGCCTTCGGTCCTTGAGTGGATGGTTTACCAGATTTGGTTGTCCATTTCTCTGATGTCCATTTACTTAAACTAGACTGTTTGGCGGTTTTGGGTCCAGAGTACCCTCCACCAGCCTTTTTGTAGCGTTGTGCTACTATTTGTGCTTTACGAGCAGACCATTGTCCTGCTGCTCCTCCTGCTGTTCCAGCCTTAACTGAAGCAACAATTCTGGCACGCAACTCTGGTTTGGTGTAACCCATTACTTTTTCTTTGGTTTAGCCTTTGGCATCATTTTCTTTTTGGCTTTCTTTGCAGCAGCCATTCCAGCCATTGTGTATGGGTATGTTTTTCCGCCTACTTTTGGCATTTCTATTCTCCGAATTCTTTAAATAACATTCTTAAGTATATTGTGATAAAAAACAATGTTCCGAAAACTGACAAAATAATTGCTATTGCTGTTCTCATTGATTGTCCTTGCTGTAACTGTATCAGTTTATTGTCAACCACCGTTAGGTGGTTGTATCCTTAAACCTATACTATTTGGTATCTCGTCACATAAGTTCCGAGATACACTTCTCCTATGCCCCCCCTTTATCCCCCCCATACTATATGTTCCCCGTTCCCTATACAAGTACAATACAAGTACAGTGATATTTAACCGTATCAGGGAACGGCGAGGACAATAGTAGATGGCAGAAATACTAGACACCAGACAGGAACAGTTTTTAAACTGGTTATGCACACCTGCATCTGGGCGTATACCATCAAGTCAAGCCGCATACGCTAAACAACTTGGGGTTGACGAAACAACATTACGCCGCTGGAAAAACAAGGCTGTGTTCAAACAGGAATGGAAGCGCCGAATAGAGGACCTACAAGGTTCACCTGAGCGCACTCAGCAGTTGCTGGATAATTTGTTTGTTCGCGCTCTTGATGGTGATAACAACTCGGCTAAATTGTATCTTCAGGCTACTGGTCGTTTGGCTCCTATGCAACTTGAGGTTGCTCATAAGACCAATGTCACAGAGTTGTCTGATGAGGAGTTAACAGAGTTACTTGCCGCTGGTGCAGCAAGTGAGCAGCGTTTCCGTTTAGAAACCAAAACAGTAAAGGTTGATAATGGCAACAACTAACGATGCTATGTATGAGGCTTTAAAAGTTTTGTACCCGACAGCGGGGACAACCTTGGGTGACCTGTTGGCTGCCCACTGGGTTGCTGTAGGTCCTGAGGGGCAGATGTATCGTGGGTCTTTGGGATACGAATATTATGTTTTGCAGGGTGCTTCTGGCACCACTTTGGCTGATTTGGCTAACAATTTTTGGGCTGAAGAATACCCAGTGTTTATTGATGCACTGATTTTTGAGTATGGCAACCATGATGAATGGTTGGAATTAGAGATTTTTGACCGTTTTGACACGGTTGAACAGCAAGTTATTTTGGTTTAGGGAACGGACGGTTCTATAGTATATGGCAACTTTTAGCAAAATACCACTTAGCGGCAACACTGCTGGAACAGGAATCTTGATTAACTCTGGTTCTTCTGGTACGGCTGGTCCAACCATCCACACTGGTTCAACCAGCACATCAGTTCTTGATGAAATTTGGCTGTACGCAGTCAACTATGACACCACTGACCGTAAACTTACCATTCAATATGGTGGTGTAACTGCTGGAACAAACGAAATTGAATACACTGTTAAGGCAGAAAATGGTTTGTATTTGATTGTTGCTGGTTTGGTTCTTGCGGGTAATGCTACCGCAAAAGTTATTTCCGCTTATGCTGCGACTAACACCAGCATTGTTGTTTATGGGTATGTTAACCGCATAACATCGTAAGGTCATCTTAGATGCCTAGTTTTATTCGCAACACTAGTGGTGGTACATCGGTTAGCGGTGGTGCTTTGGCACCACGCAGTCGCCGTGGAAACACCTTGCAGGCTGATGGCTATTGGCGTGGCGGTGGTGCATTACCTATTGTTTTCCAATATTTAGTTATTGGTGGCGGCAACGGAGGCAGCGATAGTGGCGGCGGTAACGCTGGTGGTTACCGAACCAATGTTACTGGTGCAACAAACGGATATGGTGCTTCCTTAGAAGCACCTTTGGAACTTGGTGCAGGAACATACACTGTGATTGTTGGTGCTGGAGGCGGTGCTGCAAACGGTGCTGGTGGAACAAGCACATTTGCAACCATCACTACTGCTGCATCGGGTGGTCTTGGCGGTACTGGTGCTGGTGGTGCGGGAAACGGTGGTGCTGGATTAAGTAACGATATTACTGGTACAGCAGTCATGCGTGGTGGCGGTGGTTCAGCAGGTGGAGACTACACTAACGGTAACGCAGGTATTGACGGCGGTGGTGGTGGTGCCATCTATATCAACGACTATTATGGTTACGGTTATGCAAGAAGTACTCCAGCAGCAAACAAAGGCGGCGGTGGCGGTGGTGGATACTTCGGCAACTATGGTCAGGCTGGTGGTTCTGGCGTTGTTATTGTTCGTTATTTAACGGCTGCTGCCTCTAGTGCTGGATATACAATTACTGGTGGAACAAAAACTGTTGGACCAAGTGGTGCCACAACATACACTGTTCACGAGTTTACAAGCACAGGTACTACTAGTTTGGTGGTTGCGTAATGGCTCATTTTGCTCAAATAGATGAAAACAATATTGTTGTTCAAGTTATTGTGGTTGCTGATGAACACGAAACAAATGGTTCGGAATGGTGTCATAACCTGTTGGGTGGAACTTGGATTCAAACGAGTTACAACAACAACATTCGCAAGAATTATGCAGCAATAGGTTGCGCATACGACCCTGTTCGTGATGAGTTTGTTACATCACAACCACACGCATCATGGTCACTGGACAGTAACAACGATTGGCAAGCACCAACACCTAAACCTGAAGGTGATTATCGCTGGGATGAAAGCACATTGTCTTGGGTAGAGTTTCCTCCACCTCCTCCCGTTGGCTGATAT